ATACCGAGGGAACCACGAAGCCGCGATTTATCTGTTGATAACGCTTCTCAATAAAGGTACAGCCTTGCCAAGGCCAGCCTGTAACCGGTCTAATCGCTTGGTATCACAAGGTTGTAACCTATTTTGTACGCAGCTGGTTACAATATGCCCATGGGTACAAATCCGATGCTGGTCCCGCGGGCAGAGTGAACCTCCAGCAGTACGCCGATCACCGCAAGGCCCAGGGCCTTCGAGGGGCCACCCATGTGTCGGTGCTCAGGGCAATTAAGGCGGGTCGGATGCAGCCCCCAGCGGTTGAGCGTCAAGGGAGTGGCTGGGAGATTGACCCGGCTCTTGCTGATGAGCAGTGGGCTCAGGCCACCGACCCGGCGCCCCGTGGGACCAATGCCAGCCAAGGTCAGGGGCCCAGACCGAAAGCTGCCGCGCCGGGAGGCCAGGCGCCCACGGCCAAGCAAGATCAGCAGCCGGCAAAGCCCAGGCCATCGCGTCCCCCCGCCCAGTCCCTTGCCGACAATTTTCCAGAGCCTGAAGAAATCCCCAGCTACAACGACAGTCGGGCTCGATCCGAATTCGAGAAGGCCAATATCCTGGAAATGGATCGCAAGGCCAAAGCAAACATGCTGCTCCCCCGCGAGGAAGTAGGGCAGGCCTGGGATGCAGCGGTCAATATCACCCGCACCGTGATGCTGGGGGTGCCAAGCAAGGCAAAGCAGAGAATTCCGCACCTGACACCCGATGAGGTGGCGGTGTTGATGGACCTGATACGCGAGGCCCTGAGTGGTCTCGCTGCGGGCGACGTAATGGAGCTCTACCCAGAGGTTGAGCCTTGACACTGCCAGCGGTGCAGGAGCTGACGCGGCGGATCCTGAACGGCTTTAAGCCACCCCCGAAGCTGCGGCTTTCGGAATATGCGGACCAACCGGCCACGGTCGATGGCGGCGCGGTGATGACCGGCAACGCAGCAGAGAAGGGCCAGTGGCGGACGCTGCCGTATCAGCGGCCGATCCTGGATGCGTTCACTAACCCCAATGTTGAAACGGTGGTTTGTTTGAAGTCGGCTCGCGTCGGCTGGACAAAGATGCTGGGCGTTGTTGTTCAGTATTACTCGCACCATGATCCATGCCCGATCATGATTGTGCAGCCGGTTAAGGAGGACGCTGAAGGGTATAGCAAGGAAGAAATCAAGCCATTATTCGAGGATACGCCAGCGCTGCAGGGGCTAATAACTGAATCCAAAGCACGCAACACCAGCAGTAATACGATCCTACTAAAGCAGCTTAGCAATGGCGGTTTAATAGATATAGTAAATGCTGCCAGTGGGCGGGCCTTTCGGCGCAAATCTAGAAAGATTGTTCTCTTTGATGAGTTTGACGCTTATCGCAGAATTGACGAAGGCGACGTTTACAAGCTAGGCCGCAACCGTGCTGATTACTACTGGGACCGCAAAATAGGCGTAGGCAGCACACCAATATTCAAGGATGGGCGAACAGAGGAATTATACAAGAAATCAGATCAGCGAAAGTTCTTTGTCCCTTGCCCATTTTGCAATCACTATCAAATTTTGCGATGGGATCAAATGATAAAAGAGGGCGAATTTATTGCCCATTATGAATGCGAGAATTGCAAAAAGCCGATCCCGCACAGCAAAAAACGCTGGATGGTTGAGCGCTGCGAAGATCGCCCGACCGCTGTTGCCCAGGTTCCTGGCCTCATTGGGTTTCATGTCTGGGCGGCCTACAGCTATTCACCTGCGGCGGACTGGGCAATTCTGGTTCGTGAATACGACGAGGCCTTGGAGTCGCTGCGCAAAGGCGACCCAGAGCCAATGCAGACCTTCAGAAATACGGTGCTCGGCGAAGGTTGGGTGGACTCGCAGGCCGGCAAGGTCTCGGCTGACAACCTGGCCAAGCGCCGGCAGTCTGTTGATCTGGGCAATGGCTATTCGATTCTTGGCGAGGACTTCACCCTGACCGGAGTGCCTAATGGCGTGCTGTTGATCACCGCTGGAGTAGACACCCAGGGCGGTGGCGGCACGGCAAACGAGCGACTGGTTGCCACCGTCTGGGGCTGGGGCGTTGGGGAGGAGGGCTGGCACCTGGGCCATTGGGACATCGATGGCGACCCGCAGGACAAAAACACGCTTGCGCAACTGGACCGGATCGCCGAAACCAAATGGGTCCGAGAGGATGGCACCGTGCTCAGGTTGGCGCGGGGCGGCATTGATGAAGGTGGCGATGCAACCAGTTGCCAAGCGGTCCGCGAGTTTTGCTCAACCCGTAAAGATGTTTGGGTGCCAGTTCGAGGGGCTCCGCAAAAGAGCAAACCCCTGTTGGGCAGGGGCGTGCCGGTGAGCATCAACCGCAAAAATAAGCCGATTGTAAAGAACGGGGTTAACCTGTATTTTGTGGGTTATGACGAAAGCGTCAAGTCACTGCAATATCGGTTAGGAGTTGAGACCGTAGGCCCTGGTTACTTGCATTTTGGCCTGTGCTCAACTGATCAATTCTTGGCGGAGCTGTTCCCCTGGAGGCGGATGCCGCGGCGGAGCAGGGGCCAGATCAGCTATCACTGGGAAGCGCCAACCGGGGCGCGAGATGAGGGGGGGGACTGCACCCGCTACGCATATGCGGTGCTGCAGCTGGTAACCCGCCGCTACACCCCAGGCACCATGTGGGCCCAACTCGCCCGCACCCTGGGCACCCAGGCGCCGGGGACGGGAGGGGGAGGGGTTAATAGGTTTGGCACTGGCGGGCGCTTTGGGTGAGTATGATGCTAGGCATGGCAGGAATTACGCTCGCTATCGCCACTGCGCGGCTCGATGATTACCTTGATGCCGAGGTCAAGGTATTGGATGGTCAGGAAAAAAAGATGGGAGACCGAACGCTCAAGCGTGCGGATCTGGCAGAAATTCAGGCAGGGATTCAGATATGGAATCGCAGGGTGCAGGAGCTGAGCAGCCGGGCCAATGGCCGTGGCCGGGGATTCACCCTTAGGCCTAACTTCTGATGGCAAAGCGCCGCAACAACAAAAAGCTTCAGCTGGCTCAGGCCCTGCCCGCCGACCTTGACCGCCTAGGCCATGGCGGGATGATGGCCTTTGGCGGCATGACCGGCACCAGCAGAATGGCCCGGTCGCCGCGGTTTGCCAACTGGCGTCCACAGCTACTGGATGCAGACGGTGAGGCCGAGTATGAACTGGCCGACCTGCGGGCATTCTCCAGGGATCTGGAGAGGACCGCACCGGTAGCGACTGGGGCGATCGAGACTAGGGTTTCGCACATTGTTGGAACCGGCCTCAGCCTGCAAAGCCGAATTGATGCCAAGGAGCTGGGTTTGTCGGATGAACAGGCCAGCGAATGGCAGAGCATGACCGAGCGGCGGTTTGGAATGTGGGCAAAATCGCAGTATGCCGATCGCCATGGCGAGCTGTGTTTCTATGAGCAGCAGCAGCTGGCGTTGCGTTCGCACGATTCCAGTGGTGATGTGTTTGTACTGCTTGGTGATAAGGGCCGCGAGGATTGGCCGTTTCGGCTGACGGTGCAGCTTGTTGAGGCTGACCGGGTCAGCAATCCAGATGGACGGATGAATACCGGCACGCTGATTGATGGCGTAGAGCGTGATGCCGACGGCGAGCCAGTGGCGATTCAGGTTTCTCGCTACCACCCAGGCCGGCTGATCCCTCAAACCGCCAACACATGGGAACGGATCCCGTACCGGGGCAGCTCTGGCCGCCGCAATGTCCTGCACCTGAAGGAAATGAAGCGCCCCGGCCAAACCCGTGGGCTGCCGATCCTGGCCCCGATCATTGCCACAATCAAACAGCTAACCCGGTACACCGACGCCGAAGTGGACGCGGCAGTGAACAGCGCAGCGCTGGCGCTGTTTATGCAAATGGACCCAGAGGCGTTTTCAGACTCGACTATTTTTAGCGATCAAGAACGACAAAGGATGTTGGCCGCGGCTAATTGGGACGGCACGATCGAAAGCGGCCGGGCCGTGAACCTGATGCCAGGCGAAAGCATTGTCAGCCCAACTCCTGGCCGCCCAAATCCAAACTTCGATCCGTTTTTTGGGGCGATGCTAAACATCTGCTCCATGGGTCTGGGGATTCCTAAGGAGGTGCTGGCCAAGGCCTTCAACGCCTCCTATTCCGCCAGCCGTGCTGCATTGATGGATGCCTGGCGGACTTGGCAAATCAAGCGCGTCTGGCTGGCCCAACGGCTATGCCAGCCCGTTTATGAGGAGTGGTTGGCCGATGCCGTGGCACTGGGGATCATCCAGGCGCCAGGCTTTTTTGCTGATTCTTTCATCCGGTATGCATGGAGCCAGACCAGCTGGTGCGGCGATGGCCCTGGGGCTCTCGATCCGTTGAAAGAGGCCATGGCGGCAGCCAAGCGCATGGAGGAGGGCATCACCACCCGAGCTGAAGAAGTTGTTGCCTATGACGGCGGCGACTGGGAAACCAAGCACCGGCAAAGCGCCAGGGAGATGGCGGCCAGGGTGCGCGATGGTCTGCAGATGCCAGCGGTTGCGGTTGCGGTGCCACCACCTGACCCAAACAGCACTACCGATTAGATTGGGCCTATGACAGTTCTTGATGTCCTAAATGCACCCTGGGCGATCCTGCCCAACCGCCTGGAAGAAATTCAGGCGATCTACGCGGCCCGCAGCCGCGGGGAAGAACTGGACATTGCGGCATTAGAGGCCAGGATTGGCCGGCCACTGGGGACCGAGCAGCAACAGGGCTATGAGGTGCGGAACGGCGCAGCATTGATCCCGCTGCATGGCGTGTTGGCTCAGCGGATGAACCTGATGACCAACATGTCAGGTGGCACCAGCACCGAGCTGTTCGCTCGTGATGTTCAGACCGCAGCGGCAGACCCCACCGTCAAGGCCATCATCCTGCTGGCGGACACCCCAGGCGGCACCGTGGCTGGCACTCAGACGGCTGCGGCGGCGGTGCGGGCGGTGCGTGGCGTGAAGCCAATTGCAACTCTGGTTCAGGGAATGATGGCAAGCGCTGGCTTGTGGGTGGGATCCGCAGCTGACTTTATTGCTTTGGAGTCAGGCACTTCGCAAGAAGGGTCTTTGGGTGTGGTCGCAACTCATGTTGACGTGAGCCAGCGAGAGCAGGCGATGGGGGTCAAGACTACCGAGATCGTGGCCGGCAAGTTCAAGCGGGCGGCATCGCAGTATGGCCCGCTGACCGAAACCGGTCAAAAAGTAATCCAGGATCAAGTAGACTATTTGTACTCGCTGTTTGTCACTGATGTTGCCGCCAACCGTGGGGTATCGGTTGAGCGTGTTCTCGATGACATGGCTGATGGGCGAATGTTCATCGGTCAACAGGCGATTGACGCGGGCCTCGCGGACCAAATCAGTAGCCTGGACATGCTGATAGCTCAGCTCACTGCAACCCCTAGCGCCTCCACTGGTGGGCGCTCTGCCCCATCCACCCAGCCCCCC